CTACGCCGACTTCGTGGAAGACCTCGCCGACTGGAAGGCGGAACAACGCCTCTCGGCCGTCGATTTCGACGCCCGCATCCGAACCAGCATCGAAGCGGATCGGGCCTCTCGCACGCGCGACGAACGTGACCTGACGTCCATCGGTCGCGGCCGCTCGCGCTATCCGGACTTCGATGCGGTGCTCCAAGGCGCGGATCATTTTCGCGATGGCAACTGGCCCTTGTATATGGGGCAGGCCATTTCGGAACTGCCCGAACCGGAGCATGTGTATTACCAGCTCGCGAAGGATCGTGCGTTGGCTGAACGGCTCCGCAACATGGAGCCGGTGCAGCTCGGCATGGCCCTGCAACAGTTGGTAGCGCCCACGGCTGTCGCCCCTCTGGCCTCGACAGCGCGGACGATGAGTTCACCACCCCCAGCCCCCTATCAGCCAGTAGCGGGCGGCGGGACAACCACGGTGCCCTCGTCCGCCGAACTCGCCATGCGTTCCGGGTCTGACTACGACCATTCAGGCTACCGGGAGCAGCGTGCGCGGGAACGGGGGGTGAAAAGCCGCTGGTGACGTAACCAATGGCCAACACGCTCTTAACGAACGACATCATCACGTATGAGGCGCTGGACGTGCTCGAGAACACGTGCAGTGCCATGATCAACATCAACAGCGAGTATTCCAGCCAGTTCGAGTTCGGCGGCGCCGTTCTCGGCCAGACCCTCAGTATCCGCAAGCCGCCCCGGTATCTCGGCCGGCTCGGCCAGGCGGCGCAGATCGAAGCCATCACCGAAACCTACGTCCCGTTGACGCTCTCGTATCAGCGCGGCGTGGATACGCAGGTGTCCTCACAGGAACTCACACTCGATATCAACAATTACCGGGAGCGGGTGATCAAGCCGCAGATCGTGCGCTTGAGCAACCTGATCGACCAGGACGTGTGCGGGCTCGCGCAGGGGCTGAACATGTCGGTCGGCACGCCGGGCACCACGCCGACGTCGCTGACGACCTACCTCGCGGCGAAAACGAAGCTGGACAACCAGGCGGCGCCGATGGACGACGGGCGCTGCATCTTCAACAGCCCCGCCTCAGAAGCGTCGATCGTCGCGAACCTGACGACGCTGTTCCACGCGAACAAGGAGATCGAGTCGCAGTATCTGAACGGCTCAATGGGGCGCGCGGTCGGGTTCGACTGGTATATGGACCAGAACATCTACGTCCACACGGTCGGGACGCTCGGTGGCACGCCGACCGTGAACACGGTGCCGTCCTCTGGCGCGACGTCGGTCGTGACGCAGGCGTGGTCGTCCACCACGCTGAACGCGGGCGACATCATCTCGTTTGTGTCCACGTCCACGCCGGTCAACTACGTCAATCCGCAGAGCTATCAGAGCACCGGGCAGACGGCGCAGTTCGCCGTGGCCGCGACGGTGACCGATACGGCGGGCGCGCTCACGATTCCGCTGCTCACGCCGATCATCGGGCCGGGATCGCAACTCCAGAACGTCACGAACCTGCCGGCGTCGAGCACGCCGATCTACGTGTTCGACACGGCGGCGGCGTCGTTCGCGACGATCAGCGGGAAGCAGTCGCCGCAGAATCTCGCGGTCCACAAGGACTTCGGCACGCTCGCGATGGTCGATCTGCCGCTGCCGGGCGGGACGGACAAAGCGTTTCGCGCGGCGTCGAAAAAGAGCGGCAAGGCGATCCGCGTGATTCGCGATTACGTGGCCACGTCGGACCAATTTATCCAGCGTTTGGATTGTCTTTACGGGGTAGCTGTATTACGGCAGGAGTTAGGAGTCAGAATCTGCGGGTGAGTTCATCGCGGCGACCGCATCAAGGCTTTTATGACGACTCCAATATTTTCTAATGGTGTTGGGTGCGACATCGTAACGCTTCGCCCATTGACTCTGGGTGAGGCGTTCGTTGTTCCATTCAATCCAGACATTGGACCGTCGATTCAAGGCTTGTTGTTTCATGGTGGCCCAACGGCAATTAGCGGGCGTGTAAGGCCCGTTATTGTCTATGCGGTCAAGCGATGTGCGAGCCGGGCGCTGACCCATGTCGGCAAGGAATCGGGGAAAGTCTCGAATCCATTCTGGCGCGATGGTGATGCCGCGACCTCCATATTCAGAAAATTTCTTACACCTCTGATTCAGGCATCGGTCTTTCATCTGAATCCACGAGTAGTATTCAGGCGTCTGTCGTTTTCCATGCGTTGTCTTTTGGCGTCGAACGAATTCACGCCGAAAGCAACCGCACGACGTGGTGAACCCATTTTTCAGTGCGTGACCTCTGACATTGGTCAACTTGCCGCATTCGCAACGGCACGTCCACCACGAGATCGATTCGGACCATTCGGGTTTTTCGGCGCGTGCAAGGACGATCAGGCGGCCGAATGTTCGGCCCAGCAAATTCAACACTCGCATCAATGAATTATACGCTATTGGGCGAGTTTTGGACGTTCACCGTGACCGCGCAGTTACCACACGCGACGACTGTCACGGTGACGCGGTTCGACACGCGCGGGGGGACGCCTCATCCCGGGGCGTCTACCTAAGCAAGCGCGCGTGACTCTTCTCAGCGGAGAACGCCATTGGCTTTAGTAGCAACTAGCTTGAGCGGCGCCAAAGCGACCAACGACACGCGGATCGTCCTCACCTCCGCGACGGGCGCCGCGAACAAAATGCTCGCCCTCGTGGATGCAGAATGGATGCGGATCACGTCCGTCCTCTACACGCCGACGCTCGGTGTCGTGCCGGGCTACAACGGTTCGACGGCCGGCCCGCACGGCATCCTCGCGCCGGTCATCTACGGCATCCCGTCCGACTTCGTGAGTGTCGGCATTGTGCCGCTCTCTGTCATCACCAGTCTGTCGTTCGGCCTCGACGGGGCGATTACCGGCCCGAGCGGCACGGGCAGCGTGCCGACGAGCAACACGGTGATCTATCTGACCAAGGCGACGGCGGGCGCCTACACGCTCGCGGCGGCGGCGAAGGATCAGCAGAACACGCTCACGTTGATTTCGACCACGGCCGCGGCGCATGTCGTGACGATGGCGGGCAATGCGGGCGCGACGGATGTCGCGACGTTTGCGGCGAATATCGGCAGCTCGATCACGCTCAAGGCGTCGAACGGCGTCTGGGTGGCGATTGGCAACGGCGGCGTCACGGTCGCGTAAGACCACACGCGCAGGCGAGCCGCCGGGGTTCGCCTGCCTTTTCTCGAGGACACGTCCATGAACAAGCACGACGACGACAAACCTGGGCACGACCTGCCCGGCCGGCCACATGCCGACCATGACCTGCCGAAACCGCCGAAGGCCGAACACCTGCCAGCCGAGCCGTCCTATCCGGCGCTGCGGTGGAACCAGGAGACGGGGCAGGAAGTGACGGTGCAGAACGCGGCCGAGGACAAGGCGCTCGGGCCTGGCTACGCGAACCACCCGCCGCCGCCCCCCGAGGACGACGCCGCGCCGAAGCGAGGCGCGAAGGCGAAGGAGTAAGCATGGCGATTAGCACGCAGGACCTCCTCGAAGCCCTCAAGGGGCTGAGTCCAGACCAGTTGTCTGGGATTCTGTCGCAGGCGTCGAACCGTTCGCCGATCCGCGACCGGCAACTGCACGATTTGCGGTTGCTGCCCACGGCGAAAGACCCGCGGCCGATGTGGGTGCAGGCGACCGATGGGCGGGAGTTCGGCCCGGAGAAGCACTCCCCGTTCCCGGCGCTGTTGTGGCACGTCGAGACGGGCGAGGAAATCACGGTGCAGTCCGAGGCCGAGAAGCAGGCACGTGGGGCCATGTGGACGAGCACGCCGCCGAACACCAAGCCGCTCGACCCAGAAGCCCAGGCGCGGGCGATGTTCGAGGCGCTGAGTCCTGAGGACCAGCAGTTTGTCATCGAGATGCAGCGGAAGGCCCGGATGGACGCCGTGAGTGCGGCGATGTCGGCGTTGACACCGTCGCAGCAGGCGGCGGCACTCGGCCAGCCGGTCGAGCAGCCGAAGAAGAAGAAGGCTGGGTAGCGTCACGGCGACTGTCAGGTCGCTGGTCGTGGATGCCCTGATCGAGATTGGGGCCATCGGGCAGGGCGAGACACCCGCGGCGGCAGACGCGCAGCTCGCGCTCCGCTGGTTTCAGCGGCAACTCGATGCGTGGAGTGCCGAGCGGCAGACGATGGCGATCCAGAAGGTGCTGCCGTTCACCTGGCCGCCGGGCGAGAGCATCCAGTCGATCGGGCCGGGCGGCGACATCGACGCGGTGCGCCCGACGTGGCTCGATACGTTGAATTACATCAATCCGGGGTCGAGTCCCGCGCAGGAAGTGCCGGTGGCGCTCGTCGATCCCGACATCTTCGCGGCGATCCGGATCAAGGGCTTGCAGAGCAACTATCCGCAGCAGGCGTATTACACGACTGATCAGGACACGGTGCTCGGCACCCTGTTCGTGTGGCCGCAGCCGGTGACGGACCTGGACATGGTCGCGTATTACCCGGTGGGCGTGGGCGTGCCGGCGACGCTGGACGACATCCTGCTGGGGCCGCCCGGCTACCAGGAAGCGTATGTCTACCAGTTGGCCGAGCGGCTGTTGACGCCCTTCGCGGTGCAGAACCCGACGATTGTCGGGAGTGTGCGGGCGAACAGCGAGCGGGCGTTTGCCAGAATGAAGCGGCCGAACATGCAGCCGGGGCAGCTCGGGGTCGATGCGGCGCTCGTGCCGTATGGTGGGGGCGGTTACAACGTGTTCTCAAATACGTGGTCGGGGCGGTCAGGCCGCTAAGGAGCAGACATGGTTCGCCATTACGCGCTCACCCTGAGCGGCAGCCAGCAGAACGTGGCGACGGCGCTCGCGAGCCAGTTCGCCTCGCCCGATGAGGGCTCGCGGCCGATCCGGTATCTTTCGTTTCAGGCGAAGGGCGCGAATGCCGCGCTCGCCTACATCGGGGGCTCGGGGCAGGTGCTCTCGAGTAGCGTCTACATGAGCCGCGTGGAAATTCCGGTCACGTCCATCCCGGCGGCGCCGACGATGTTCGAGTTCTCGACCACCTGCACGAACCTGGGGCAGTGGTCGGTGCTCGGGACGAACACTGAGGTGCTGCTCATCGGCACGCTCGACTGATGGCGATTGCCCTCGTCGCGCATACGTCGGGCGGGTCCATGAACGGCGGGAGCATGACCACACCGCCGATGGACTCGACGGGCGCGAACTTTCTCGCGCTCGTGTGGGTCGAAGCCGAGTCCCTGCCGACGTCCACGCTGTCGGACAGCTTGGGCAATACCTGGCTGCTGCTGCCCTCGCAGCAGGTGAGCGGGGCCAGCCGGTCGCGGCTCGCGTATGTCGCCCGCCCGACCGTTGGCGCCGGGCACACCGTCACCGTGACCGTGCCGGGCGGGTTAGCCATGCCGTCGCTGTGCGTCTCGGCCTTCAGTGGCGTGACGATCCTGCCGCCGCTCGATGGACAGACCGGCGCGGTGGCCGCGAATGCGACCACGCTCTCACCGGGGAGTGTGACGCCGCTCGACGACGGGGCGCTCATCGTGACCGGCCTCGGGTCGAACCTCGCGGGTGTCGTGTCGATTACGGCAGGCTGGACGATCACGGATTCGACGGCGTTTCGGGCGGGGCAGCATTACGGGGCGCGGTTTGCGTATCTGGTGCAGCCGACCGTCGCGGCCGTCGCGCCGACGTGGACGACGGCCAATAGCGTGCCGCTCACGGCCGTGATCGCCGCGTTTGCTGATGCCTCACTCATCCAGCCGGAACTCTACGGGCCACGCGGGAGCCGGTATCGCAACGGCGGGCGCGTGCGGCATCAGAATCCAGGCTTTGATCAGGCGGAAGTGCGAGCCGCCAGGCGCGTGGCGACCCAGACGACCGTCACGATGAAGGAGTCGGACGCATGACGCAGGACACGACGCTCGCGAACGCGATGACCGCGCTCAGCCAGACGATCACGCTCGCCTCGGGCACGATGAATGTGGACGACCTCGTCGCGATCGAGGGCGAGTTCGTGCGCGTCGTGCAGCGGTATTCGACGACGCAGGCCAAAGTGCAGCGGGGCGTGAACCAGACGAGTGCCGTCGCGCACGCGGCGTCGGTCGTCGCCACGATTGGCCTGCCGGCCGACTTCGTGCCGGGGCCGTATCTGCTGCCGACGCTCGGCGTCGCCAATACCGTGCTCACGGCGGGCGGACCCGCGACGGCGGCGACCTTTTCGGCCTCCATCACGCCGACGACCATCCAGGCGACGACCTACAAGTCGAGTGACGGGACGTCTGGCGTGACGGCGGGGCCGTTCACGGCGGTGACTGGGATCACGGTCAAATCGGGGCTGGTGACGGCGCTCACGGGCACGTAGCGTGCTGATCGAATCGTTTGTCGGGAGTTCCGATCAGAGCCGCGCGAGCAATCAGGACATCCAGCTCACGCAGGATCTCTACATCGAGCCGAACCACCCGCTCGCCAAGGGGCCGGCGCTCCTGAAGCGGCCCTGCCTCGTCTCGTTCGCGGTCGTGGACGATTCGCCGGGGCGCGTCATCTTCAGCCAGGACGGCCGCACGTTTGTCTGTGTCGGGTTGACGTTTGCCGAAGTCTTTCTCGACGGGACGACCTCGGTGCGCGGGGCGCTCGAGAACGCCACGAACCACGCGACGATTGTCAGTAACGGCACGGCGGGCGATCAGCTCTTGATTTGCGACGGCTACGACGGGTACGTGTTCGAGCTCTCCAGTAACACGTTCACGAAGATCAGCGCGGCGAACTTTCCCGGTACGGGCTTCCCGGAAGGGGAGGCGTTGCGCGTCGAGTACATGGACGGGTACGGGATCGTGCTCGTGCGGAACAGTCGGCGCTTCCAGATTTCGGCGCTGCTCGACTTTACCGACTGGGACGCGCTCGACGTGGCGGAACGCTCGGAGGCCTCCGACAACCTCGTGACGCTGACGCGGATCGGGCGCTCGATCATCTTCTGGGGCACCGCGACGGGCGAAGTCTGGTACGACAGCGGCGACGCCTTGTTCCCGTTCGAGCCGGTGCAGGGCATCTTCAGCGAGACCGGCGCGGCGGGCGGGATTACGGCGAGTGGCGGCACGCCGATGATCCGGGTGGGGCAGGGCGACCAGGAAACCGTGGCGACGATGATCCAGAACACGGCCGGGTCGTGGCGCGTCGCGCTCTTGAGTCAGGGCTACAAGTCGGCGCCGATCAGCACGCCAGCGATCGAAGGCTATCTCGGGCAGCAGGCCGATCCGGGCTACGTGTTCGTCTGGAACGTGCAGCTCCAGGGGCACGAGTTTATCGGGGTGCTCATGCCGGAACTCGAACGCACGCCGATCTTCGACCTGCTGACGAAGTCCTGGTTTTACTGGGGGCACTGGAACGCGACGACGTGCCTGTATGAGCCGTTTCTGGCGAACAGCCATGCGTTCAGTTTCGGCCTGAAGCATCTGGTGACGGATGCGACGTCCGGGGTGATTTACGAGTTGACGATGGACGCCAACGCCGATGCGTTGGTGGCGTAGCGTCATGTTCGCGTGCCTGATTGGCGCACTGAGTACGGGGCCGGGCACGACGACGGTGGTAACGGTGCAGGACGGGACGACCGGGACACCCTTTGTCGCGAAGGGGTTCGCGATCTGGGGCGATGCGCCTGTGGACACGTTCGGCGTGCGGTTTGGCTGCAGCAATGGTCTGGAGTGGCCAGATGGGAGCGTGCGTCGTGGTGCCGGGACCGAGGACATCTTCGCCTTTGGCACCACGAAACTGGTGGATGGCGGCGGCAGCGATGCGTACTCGTTGATTTCCGAGCAGGCGACGAGTTCGTTCGGCGGGAACGTCATCCTGACGGGCTACATCGACACGATTGTCTCTGGCGCGGCCACGATTCACTGGGTCACGAATGGACGGCCAGGCACCTACTACTTGCTGGCCGCGTTCGGCGGCGCGGATCTGGAGGTGCAGGCCGGGCCGTTCGACCTCGTGAGTGGCTCCTACGACACGCCCTTCGCGCCGGCCGCGCTGCTCTGCCTGCCGGGGCTGAACAGTGGCACGGCGTCTGGGACGGGCGGCCGGAACATGGGGATCAGCTGGGCGGCGCAGCGTGGCCTCGCCTCGACCTACGGCACGGTGTCGGTCAACGTGGTCAGCCAGGGCGACAACTACCGCTATCAGCAGGACGACGGGTTTGCCTCGGACGTGAATGCGTTCGGGGCGCTGGTGAATCAGCGCACCGTGGGGGCGTGGAAGGTGGACGGCGTGGACCTGGTGCCGTCCGCA